CGTAAACGTCATGGACCCGTACAAGCAGGGACGCCTGCAGGTAAGAGTATTTGGTCTCCACGACAATGAGACCTTGATACCAAACGCAGAGCTGCCGTGGGCGCTGACGCGCACCCCGATCAACAGCGGCGCAGCTGTAAGGGGTGTTTCTGGATCGCCGGTCGGCGTAATACCTGGAACTATAGTGGATGGATATTTCGCGGACAGCGATCGCCGCGTTCTTGTAGCCACTGGAACGCTGGCGTCCGCCGGTAGAACTAGACCTGGAGAGATCGTCGACGGTTCGTACGCGATAGATCCAGCGTATAACGACGTCGCAAACTCAGCGCGCGGTCAAGACTTAAACGCGGCGCTTGGCCTGAGAAATTTTCCAGCTCTATCTCAAATCGGCGCGATTTTTCCAGCCGTATCGGGCGGCATCGGGCCGATGGCGTCTCATGGCGGAAATATACTCAGTCTTCTAACACAAGCCGATCCATACAACATGTCTGGCTCGATGGCTGACTCGGTTTCTGGATTCTACGAGAGCTACGCGTTAAACCAGATCATGTCAGCCGCCTCGTCTTTTTCGGGAGGCATCGGTGGTCTAGCATTTTCTCTAGTAAGAGCGCAAGACATGCTGCAGCAGGGTAAGGCTGAGGCAGAAGCTCTAGCTGCTCTTCCGACTCAGATTCAAGTTTTAGCGGCGAACGGTGGTATAGCACAGCTCTTGCTCCTAGCAAACACCATGACAAATATAGATCCAACATCGATGCTTGGCAGCACGGTTGGTGGGCTGATGTCTCAGGCGTTTGGACTGTCCTCTATAATAGGTGGCGGCTTCTCATCGATATTAAGCGAGGCTGTATCTGCTCTAGCTGCTACCAGCAAGCTGCGCGATTTTGCCATGAAGGCGGCTGAGCCTACGCCACCTCCAATTCCAGACCCGCCGGCAACGACGTCGTCCACAGCGGTTACTACACCGTCTAGCTCCGGTAAGACCAACCCGTATGAGTCTCCTCAGACCGTAACGCTGCCTCCTCCAGTTATGTCTGCCGATATGCTTGATACAAATCAAGCCCCGCAGACTATTACAGTCGAGCAGGAGAAGTTTATCGAGGCGAACGTTCCGGTTAATACTGCCGAAGAAAATTTGGCGATTATGGATCAGATAGATAATAGAGAGGCGCAGAATCAAGCACAGCTGCGCGCCATAGAGCAAGTGCTGCAGCAGTATTAACATGAGCATAGAGTATCCAACATATAATCTTTCAGGCACAATGCCCGGAGAGCTTGGCCCTGGCACAGAGACTCTGAGCAAGTCGTCAGACGCAAATAACCGTCTTCCACCATCGACAGCAGCGCCCGAGTATCCATACAACAACGCGATGGTCACGCGCTCTGGGCACGAGATGCACTGGGACGACACACCGGGCCGCGAGCGCGTGCGAATGGGTCATCGAGCCGGTACGTACTTCGAGATATCTGAAGACGGGCGCAAGGTAGAGCTAGTCAGCGCCAACGAGTACAAGTATACCAAGGGTGGCTTGACTCTGACGATAGACAAGAACGGCGACGTCAAGATCGGCGGCATGCTCAGGCTTGTAGTCGGCGGTGACGCCCACGTGGAGATAAACGGCAACGCCACAGCGTCGATCGGTGGTAGTCTAACTGCGGCTGTCAACAAGTCTGCCGAGATTCACGCCGGCGAGAGCGTTACCGCTACTGCTGGTAAGGACATAACGGCCACTGCTGGTGAGAATATATATGCATCGGCCGGCCAGGATATGGTTTCTGTTGTGGGCGGTAATCTATCAGCTGTAGTAAAGGGAAACTCTACTGAGCTCACGCTGGGCGATCGTAACTTTCAGGTGGCTGGAGAGTATAAGATAGTGGCTTCTAGAATAACTCTAGACGCGTCTGGCGCGATCAGCACCAACGGCGACATCATCATCACCAACGCTGCCAATACGATCATCACTCACGCCAACACCATCACGTCTCAAGCCAACACGATCAGCAGCATCATACCGCACGTTTAATAAATACGAAAACCATGGCAAGAATAGACTACTACACCCAGCTAGACGTAAAACAGGAGTACTTCAGCGACTTCTTGTCATCATTCGACAAGAGCCCGCTATCCAACGATCTGGCTAGACTTCGCAGCGATAACAGCGTGAAGCAATCTGTTCGAAACCTAGTGCTTACTAATCTTGGCGAGAGGCTGTTCCAGCCAGACGTCGGCGGTAATGTATCTCGCATGCTGTTTGAGCCATTCACTGGGTTTACTGCGGATGACCTCAAGAAAGACATACTAAATACGATAAAGCAGAATGAACCGCGGGTGTCCGCGTCGGATCTTACCGTTCAGGTGATACCCAACGCGGATCAGAATCAGTTCACGGTAAATATATTCTTCTACATCATGAATAATCCAGAGCAGGCATCGGTAAGTCTAATACTCCAGCGAGTGAGATAGAATGGCAACGGCAAACTCATCAATTAGTCTAGCCTCGCTGGACTTCGACACTCTCAAGAATAACCTCAAGGCGTTTTTAAGCACGCAGTCGGCGTTCAAGGACTACGACTACGAGGGATCAAACATGAACGTGCTGCTGGACGTGCTGTCCTACAACACCTTCATGAACGCGTTCTACCTCAACATGGCTGTGTCTGAGATGTTCCTTGACTCAGCGCAGCTGAGATCGTCTGTCGCCTCTCACGCCAAGATGCTCAACTACACCCCGCGGTCTCGCAGATCTGCCGCCGCGGTGATTAATATGGTTATTCCGACCTCAAACGCAAACGTCCTGACGATACCAAAGGGAACGTCCTTCACCGGCAAGAACCTAAACGGTAACTACACTTTCACGACGGACAAGACTCTGACGCTGACGTCTGGAAACAACACGTTTACAGCTGCTAACCTGCATATATACGAGGGCTCATACTCGCAGGATGCCTTCGTCATGAACTATTCGGACGAGACTCAGAAGTTCACGCTGCTCAACCCAAACATAGACGCCGAGAGCATGGTCGTCGTCGTTTCGGAGAACAACGGCGCAAACACAGCTGAGTTCCTGCTGGCGGAGAATCTGTTCGGTCTAGACAACACCTCAAACTCCTACTTCCTACAGACAGATATAGACGGCCGCTATCAGATAGTATTTGGAGACGGAGTACTAGGCAGGAGACCGTTGAACGGCGCTGTGATCACGGCTGAGTATCGCTCGTGCGAGGGTGATCTGGCAAACGGTATCGACACGTTCGTCATCGAGAATGATCTCGGCGGTATAAACAACACCGACGTTCAAGCTGGATTAACGACCACGACTGTCACCAACAGCGCTGACGGCGCGATGGCTGAGTCTATAGAGTCTATTCGATACAACGCGCCTCGTCACTTCCAGACTCAAGAGCGTGTGGTCACTAATCAGGACTACATCGACCTGATCCTAGCAAACTTTCCAGACATACAGAGCGTCAACGCCTATGGCGGCGACGTGATATCTCAGTTCGGAGACGTTGAGTACGGTAAAGTCTACGTATCTGCAAGCACTTATTCTGGAAACGCTCTTACGCAGACTAGAAAGAACGACCTTCTCTCATTCCTAAAGCCTAGAGCTGTTCTGGGAATCACTCCGGTTATAATAGATCCAGAGTACATGTACGTGACGCTGTCGTCTAAAGTTCACGTAGACTTTACTCAGACTGGTCTCACCCCGTCTCAGATGAATACTGTCGTAGTCAACGCGATATCTACTTTTAACAGCAACGAGCTTCAGCAGTTTGGTAGAAATTTCAGGCTCTCTGCTCTTATGTCAGCGATAGATCTCGCCGACGCCAGCATACTGAGCAACGAGACTACTGCCTTCATATACAAGAAGTTTGTAGACCTAGAGACCATCAACGGGCAGATATTTACTGCGGACTTCCACGGTAACGCTCTGCGTCCAGGATCAGTACTCAGCAATGCCTTTAAGTCTGGTGGCAGAACATATACTCTCACCGACTACATCAGCGGTGTTAATAATACTGCTGGAAATCTATATAAGCTGGAGAGCACAGTTTCTACAAGCTCTATTAACTACAGCGTCGTGGGAAGCGTGGACTACACCAATGGAACAGTTCGAGTGTCTTCCACACAGATAGACTCAGTTCCTACGGGTGGTCTTAGAATATTTGCCGCAGCCGTTAATCAAGACATCTACGCCAATAGAAACAACATCGTCGAGATCGACACCGGCTCAGGCCTGTCGATCTCTATAGTAAGCGGCTGATGTCTGTAGAAAAATACATATCGCCGTTCGTACAGACTCAGTTTCCAGAGTTCTATAAGGAGTACGGACCTAACTTCATAGCCTTCGTTCGCGCGTACTACGAGTGGATGGAGAGCGCAGGCATGCCTCTCAACCAGGCTAGAAGCCTGTACGAATACGCCGACATAGACACTACTCTAGACTCATTCGTAAAATACTTCAAGAATAAGTACATGATGTCGCTGCCTGAGTCTATCTCAGCAGACAAGCGTCTCATGGCCAAGCACGTCACAGATCTCTACAAGTCTAAGGGATCTAAGAGAGCCTACGAGCTGCTGTTTAGACTTCTGTTTGACGAAGACATCGACATCTATATCCCTGGCGACGACGTCTTTAAGCTCTCTGACAACGAGTACGTCAAGCTGAGATATATCGAGGTAACAGATAACGCGTATCTAGTCGACCTTCTTGGAAAAACCATACAGAGCAGCGACGGTCTAGGCACTGCTGTAGTAGAAAATTTTTATCAGAAGAGCGTGAGCAATAAGATTATAAACGTCTTAATTCTAAGCGCTGTGACTGGTGTCTTCAGATACGGGCAGAAAATACTCTGCAGTGATCTTTACATCGACTCGTATGGCAGCAAGATAAGCGCATATCAGTACGGAAAGCTCACTACAACCCAGAAGAGCCAATATAGTCTGGCTCTGAAGGACAGCACGGCGCCGTTCATCATTGGATCTCTATCTTCTATTGGTATAACTAACGGCGGTTCTAACTTCTCGGTTGGAGATACGCTGAGAGTAGACTCGAGCGAGGGTTCAGGCGGGTCTGCTAGAGTGTCTTCTGTTAGAGATGAGAACGGTAAAGTCGCATTCACTCTTCTAAACGGCGGGTCTGGGTTTTCAGTTAATGCTACGATAACCGTCACTGGTGGCGGTGGTGCTGGCGCGACTTTTGCCATCGGCGGTCTAGTCGACAAAGAAGTGTTTAAGATCAACACCGACGTCATTAGCGATTCAAACACGACTATACTAGACTCATCTGCAGACGGGTGCAATCTAGCGATAACCGGTGTTACTGGAACTTTCTACAACGGCGAGAATGTCTACAGCGGCGCGAAGGTAAACGTCATAACCGCCGACGTAAATACGCTAGTAAACAATGGTCTGTCTAACGGCGAGAGTCTATCCAACGGGTCTCTTGGTATATCTAGTCTAGTCAGTTATAGAGTAGATGGGTCTCTGCTGTATATCAGCGGCGCTGACATCACAAACGCAAATCTCACCAGCGGCGTGGTGCTAATTAGTAATACCTCGAGCTCCGTAGTATCCATAAACACGTTGTTTCCAATTCAAAATACTTACGGAAACGGGACAATTTCGTTTGTGAACTCCAGCATGATGACTGTTACAGGAGACTTTGGATACTTCGTGCCGGGATACGGCATAGTCAGCGGTAATACTGGTGCTACAGCTACAGTAGCGAGTATTACTAGAAATACAGATTGGACTTCTCTGACTAAACCTACTCTGACTAATAAAGATTTAGACGCAGAGATTAATCTGTCTCTAAACATCTATGACCTAGAGGTCGGAACAATATCATATATCACTGGAATTAATCCAGGCCAGGGATACTCAAGCAATCCTACCGTATCGATACTGCAGCAAGACATATATGATCTTAAGATAGTAGACAAGGGCGGTTACAAGGGATACAATGCAGTTGTAAACGCCGTCGCTGGAAATGCCAACGGTGTCGTTACATCTGTTGAGATAATAGACTCTGGTTTTGGTTACTCGCCGGGTATCAGCGCTAATCTCATATCTTCTAACACAGAGAATCAGACAGTCATTTCTGGAAGAGCGGTCGTCGATCTCAACGGCGTGGGAGCCGGACAGTTTACAAGCAGGAAGAGCTTCATAAGCGATACTCAGCATATAATCGACAGTAAGTATTGGCAGGCGCAGTCATATGACATCATCGCCTCTAGAATGTTAAATACGTATGAGCAATTTGTGAGAGACCTAGTACATCCATCTGGCATAGCTCTATTCGGTACTTTCAGAGTACTTTCTGAAGTGCAGAATGAAGCTTCGCAGGCTCAGAGCTTCTCTCTAACCTCATCATAAATAAGTTAAACGAGCTAGATATATGGCAGTCATAACAGTAAATCAGATCATAGATAATATAGACAGCTTCGTGAGCAACATAAAGAAGCTCAGCAAGTCGTATTATCTATTCGTGGGTCGACCAAACTCATGGTCTGACGATAACATCCCGCCGGCGGCAAACGCGTCGGTCGAGCAGTCAGAGCTGTCTATATACCACGACATGGTCTACGGCAAGCTTATCGCCAATACCGACGTTTCATACATGATACGAAAGGTGCAGTGGGCCAACAATACAGTTTATGCCCAGTACTCCCAGAACGATCCGGCGCTGTTTGACAAAGACTTCTACGTGCTCACCGATACAGGCGGCATCTACAAGTGTATCTATAATAACGCCAATGCGGCGTCGACCATAAAGCCAAACCTGACGACTACGTCTGGCACGTTTAAGACTAGCGACGGATATATCTGGAAGTATATGTTTACGGTCGAAACTGCGGCCAACACAAAGTTCTCGACGCCGTCATACGTGCCGGTCACCACAAACAATGACGTAGAGTCATCAGCTGTCGGCGGTACAATCGACTACATAAAGCTAACTAATGCCGGAAATAACTATCAGATATATGAGACTGGATTTCTAGTCGGTGTAGCCAACAACGGATATGTGGCCGCTCTGCCAAACACGTCTAGCTCAAACACCGATTACTACGTTAACTCATCGATATATCTAAAAGCTGGCGGCTCAGCCGGGCAGATCAGAAACGTCACTCAGTATGACGGCGTCAACAAGCTTCTTCTAGTAAACACCCCGTTTGACGTCAAGGTTAACCTGACTCTCACGGACGTACCGCCGATCTTGGTCGGGCACGTAGTCAGTCAGAATTCTGTCGACATAGCGTATCTCTATAAGAATGGATACATGATGGCTGGAAATAACGTCGTGCAGAGCGATACCGGAGCCGCCGGCGTTATAACTACAGCAAACTCTTCTCACCTAATCATAACGAAGAATAACGCGTCGAACGCGTTTTCTCTCAGCCTGCCGATATACAACACGGCTTCAGCTGGAGTTGCTAAGTCTGGTCTTGTCAGAGTTATTTCCGGAAACAACTTCGTGATCGCTAACGGCAGCACGGCGTTCGTCACGGACTACGCCGTCAACGACTTCATCAACGTCGGCGACGACGCCAACACGCAAATTCGTCGCGTGACTTCAGTTAACAGCACGATCGTGATCGTGGACACTGTGTTTACAGCTAACCTAACGTCTAACGTCCACTACTCAGTCCCGTCTGCTGTAATACCGTCGTCTATATCTGTAACAAACAGATACGGCACTGTCAGCTATACGAATCTAACTGGTGTTAGAGTTGATATATCAAATACCACACCGGCCGGCGCGTCTTTCATCGCTGGCGAAAAAGTAACTCAGGTAGACGTTAATGACGTCGACCAGGGAGCCAACGGGGTGATAGCGTTCTCAAACAGCTCGTCTATAGAGCTCTCATCCATAGTTGGTACGTTTACTGCTGGACTCTACGTCAGGGGTCAGTCTTCTAACACCAGATCATACATCGACGCCGTCACTAGCTTTCCAAACATTACGGTGTCTAACCCGATCGGTAGCTTCGAGTCCGGACAGCCGATATATGTAAAGACTTCCGGCGGCGCCCCGATTGGTAATTCAGTAGTTCTAGCCACCAGCACTACTCCTGGCCCCCTGACCGAATACGTTATATCTCCAAAGGTGACTATAACTGGCGACGGCAGTAACGCACTAGCCTACGCATACGTCGATACCAGCAATAACAACCCGACGCGACAGATAACAGAAGTCGTGATGATCAACAACGGCTCAGGATATACTGAGGCCAACGTAGTAATCGCATCAAACGGACAGTATGGTTCTGCTGCAGCCGCAGAAGCCGCGATAAGCCCTATCGCCGGTCACGGCGCGAACTCATACATGGCGCTCGGTGCAAAGTATGCAGGCATCTCTGTAACGTTTGCAAATGGATCTAACGAGAGCTATAAGTTTCCAATCAGTGGAAAGTTTAGAAGAGTCGGAATAATCGAAGACCCGACTTTCAACGACGCGACTCTCACGCTTGATACATTCGACAGAGTGAAGCTCTATCTAGGAACGAACAACGGTATTAGCTTTACTCCAGGTGAGATAGCCTATCAGGCAAACACGGCGAAGGCCGGTATTGTCGTCTACTCTAACTCATCTTATTTAGAGCTCAAGAACGTTCTTGGAACTGGTTCTGGCCTTCCATTCTTTACAGCTGCCACTAATAACTCTAACACAGCTATAAAAGGTCTGACGTCTGGAGCTCAGGCAAACGTTCTCACCACGGCGGCTAACAACATGGTTAACTCAGCCGTGTCATACTTCAGGCTGCTGTCAAACGTTGAGTCTGTGTCTGAAGTTACTACCGGCGCGACCGCTACCATCTCTCAGATCATCAGCAACACCAGCATAAGAGTGTCTAACATCAAGGGTCACTTCAACGCCAGCGATACCCTGCTAGACGCCACCACAAACGCCTACGCGAACGTCGCGACTATCACTATAGCAAACGGCGCCATCAACGCCACGTCCAACTTTGGTCATAAATTCACACAGACCTGCCGTATACCTCTGACGTCAAACACTGGCGCGTTTCAGCAGCTTGAGGACGTAACCCAAAACTCTTCTAACGCAGTTGGCACGGTGCTCTCGTTTAACAGCGATAGAGACATAGTGCTGTCTTCTAATCTGGTAGCAGTAATAAATGGCGACTTGCTGACCAGTACGTCTGGTGGTACCGCAATAGCGCTATATTCAAACGGTGTATACATAAGATGTGTGGGAGCTAACGGCACCATCGCAGCCGGAGATACGCTGAGCAAGGGAAATACCACCGTCGGAACTATCTCAAACACATATCCAGTATTGGTTCTATATGATGTATATGGAGATTTCTCCGAGGGAAATAATCAGATAGTGGGAAGTAATTCTGGCGCAATAGGCGTAAGTGAGTTGGCAAATACAATATGGCAGCCGGAGCTGGTCAGAAATAGTGGCCTGACTACATATCTGGAGAATATATTACCATTCGAGAGGTCAAACACCTCCAGTGAGAAAATAAATATAATCATTAAGTTTTAGAGGAAATTAATGGCTCTAGATACAGACCTGTCCCTGTCGCCCTACTTCGACGACTTCTCGGACAACGCTAATCAGTACGCCGTCCTGTACAGACCAGGTGTGCCGGTTCAGGCGCGCGAGATGAATCAGGTGCAGAGCATCCTGCAGGATCAGATCAACAAGTTTGGTCGCAGCATCTATAAGGAGGGGTCTGTAATAGAGGGATGCGCCTTCTCCTTCGACGACAAGTACTCATACGTCAAGATTAAGGATACATACTCAAACGGCTCTGCTTTTACTATATCTGACTTCGTCGGGCGTGTGGTCAGTAACGCCAATGGTCTAAAGGGTCTCATAGTAGACGCGCAGACTGGCTTCGAGTCGCAGGCGCCAGACCTCAACACTCTGTACGTCAAGTATCTAAACTCTGGAACATACTCAAACGGTTCTGGCCAGCAAGCGTTCAGCAACAATGACAATCTGGTAATCGCCACTTCAGCCAACGTGGCAGTTGGTAACGTAACTGTAGCCACTATCGCCAACAGCTCTGGCTACGGCTACGCCATGACGGTTACAGACGGTGTGATCTTCAAGAAAGGCTATTTCATCCGCGTCCCGTCGCAGACCGCGATCGTGACCAAGTATTCTAACCAGCCAAACAACGTCTCTGTTGGCTTTGGAGTCATTGAAGACATCGAGACTCCGGCTTCTAACACCCAGCTATACGACAACGCCCAGGGAGCTCCAAACTACGGCGCGCCCGGTGCCCACCGTCTGAAGCTGACGCCAAACCTGATAACGCGCGCCACATCAGACACCTCTAACACAGCGGCCTTCTTCTCAATCTGCGACTATCAGAACGGTCAGCCGGTCACCATTAAGACCAACCCTCAGTACTCAGCGTTGGGCACCGAGCTAGCGCAGAGAACATACGAGACCAACGGCGACTTCGTCGTCAATCCATTCCTACTCAGCGTTAACGCCAAGGACCCGACTGTAAACGCCGTTGCCGCTAACTCATACCATAACTTAATCTCTGGTCCAGGCATCGGCTACGTCAAGGGATATCGAGTAGATTTTCTAAACAACGTCAGCGTTGATCTCCGAAAGGGAAATGACTACGAGAGTCTGGACAACCAGTCCATATCAATGAACTTTGGCTACTACGTAAACGTAGCCGAGTTCGTCGGCGACTTCAACGTGCAGAATCTGGCACAGGTTGAGATACACTCTGTCGCGAAGAAAGCCATCACTAATCAGACTCTCCTGACTACTTCGTATTCGTCTAGCACCAAGATTGGTACTGCTTATATCAGAGGTATAGAGTACTCAACCGGAACTCCAGGCGACGATGCTCAGTACTCGATGTATCTGTTCAACGTCCAGATGAACGCTGGTTTTAACTTCAACCAGGCTGCGTCTATAATATACTACTCAGGATCACTGAAGGCTGTCGCCGACGTCGTCCTGTCGTATGACTACACCTCTAACACGAATATAGCTCTCATCGAAGAAATACCAAACATCTCGATGATATATCCGCTAAACCAGAGAGCTGTAAAGCAGGACTCGTTTACCAATACATCATATGTTTATAGAAACAGATCGAACGCGTCGTTTACTTCTGTAGGCTCTGCTAACGCCACGCTGGCGCTAGCGCTACCTGCGGCGGCTCCGACTGGAACCGAGACGTTTCTCTATACTGGAACGCTGTCGTCTGTTGAGGCGTCTACCTTCGACGTCATACCGACGGTCAACGGATACTCGACAAACAGCACGGGAACAGTCTCGGTATCTAATGTGACTACAAACGTTACTGGAAGTTCTACGACCTTTACAACGAGCTATAGCGCCGGTGACTTCATATATGTGGCAGGTGATCTACGTCGCGTAGTAAGCGTTACCAATAACACGCTTCTAGCCGTGAACTCAGCGTTCAGCGCAGTTGGCGCTGGTCTAAACCATCAGGAGGCATTCCCAGCCGGACTGCCAATCCCATTTGTCAACAGGTCTAGACGCAGCGTTTCTATAGCCAGCAACACCACTACGTTCAATCTAGGATCGGTGGTCAACGCCTCGTTCAGCACGTCGGTGTGCTATGACCTGAACCGCCAGGGCTCATCGCTCTCGCCTATTCCAAAGGCAGTTAAGAAGAGCACGCTAGTGAGAATAAACGTATCTAATAACGCTGGCGGTACTTCAGGACCGTGGTGTCTGGGAATTCCAGATGTCCTTAAGATCAATAAGGTATGGCTCAGCACTAACGGCAGCTACTCCAACACCGCCACCGATGTAACAACGCGATTCTCGCTGGACAGCGGCCAGAGAGACACTCACTACGATCTGGCATATCTAAAGTCAAACGTAGCGCTGCCGTCGAACGCTCTTCTGCTGGTATCGGTAGATAACTTTACCTCTACAGTTGGTACGGGCGTCTCGTTCTTCACAGCTAACTCGTATCCTGTAGACGACGTCAACACGTCTAACACTCAGGCGATATCTACTACTCAGATCCCGCAGTTTACGTCTCCGTCGACCGGCGCGGTGTTTGATCTCAGGGACTCGATCGACTTCAGACCGATGTCTAGCAATACGGCCAGCGTCGCGACAAACTACGACGCGACTCCTGGCTCGACTACGGCTGGATACGCCACGGAGAATCCAGCTACCACTCTCACCTTCCTGATATATAACTCAGGTGGTAGAACAGCTTCTTACCTGCCATCTGCCAATAAGAACTTCAACACCGATCTAGCGCACTACCTCCCGAGAAGAGACAGAGTCGCCATAGACACCAACGGCAAGCTCTACATCAAGGAGGGTATGTCTGAGTTCCAGCCGCTGGCGCCGGTCGAAGACCCGAACACTATGACTCTGGGAATTCTAGACGTCCCGCCATACCCAACGCTGACGCCATATCTCGCCAAGCTCTACGGCAGGTATGACTACTCTGTATCTATATCTCTGACGCAGACCAAGAGATATACGATGGGAGACATCGGCGTTCTCGACAACAGAATCAGTAAGGTCGAGTATTACACGTCTCTCAACGCACTCGAGCAGTCAACGACAAACCTTCAGGTCAGAAGCGATATCACCGGTCAGAATCGATTCAAGAATGGTATTATGGTCGAGCCGTTCAGAGGCCATGACATCGGCAATACTCTAGACCCACAGTATCGTATAGCTGTAGATACAAACGCCAACCAGGCGCGCCCGTTCTTCGAGCAGGTAAACAGACTGATGCGCGTGGACACGACGCGCAGCGCTGGTCTCAAGAGAAGAGGGGACGTGATCGCGATCGATCATACCGAAGCTCTATTCCAGCAGCAGCCGTATGCCTCTAAGTATCACAACTGCATCGAGGGCAATGTATATGAGTGGAAGGGCAACATAGTTCTGAACCCACCGGGTGATACTCAGCCAAGCACATACGAGTCTCCTGACGTCGTGAACAATCTAGACTTAGCCTCTAACTGGGTAAATCTTCAAGCTCAAGAGGCTTGGGGAACGACGTGGAGCAACTGGGTTACTACGAGCAGCTCGACTAACGTGGTGCCTGGCGCTCAGCCCGTGGCAGATCAGTACATCACCAGCTCAGGTGGATGGGGATCCCCGAAGACTACATGGTATACTTCTCAGCTACCAGCGGTAACCACATCGTCGCAGGTACAGACTGGAACTACTCTGGGAGTCGCGACGTCAAACACCCAGTTGAATCTCGGAACATACGTTACAGACATAAGCATCAGCCCGTACGTCAGGCAGAAGCTAGTGCTGTTCAAGGCTACTGGCCTTAAGCCTAACACGCGTGTTTACGCCTATTTCAACGACATACCGGTTTCAGACTACTGCGCTCAGATAACGCCATACACCGGTACTGTTACCACGGTAAGCGGAATCTACGTCGATAACAACAACGCGCCGCTGGTTGTAAACACAGTGTATGATAATAATGGTACTGCTACTAATGAGTACTATCAGTACACGTCGCCGCTGGCACTCCCGTTCTCATGCGCTCCTACTCTTGGAGCCGCAATGACTACGTCTAGCAACGGGTCTATATCCGGCGTGTTCCAGATACCTAGCAGCACGTTCAGGACCGGCGATCTGGTGTTCAAGCTTCTAGACATCTCAGATCTAACTCAAGGCGAGAGCGCCATAAGCACTCAGGCTACTGCCACATACGTCGGCAGCGGCCTGTCGGTGTCTTACGGAAGATCGATACTAAATACAAGACAGGCTCAGCTGGTGCAGACAGAAGTGACTCAGACAAGAACAATACAGACGTCCGGATATGTACCTGGACCGAATATAGCTATAGTTACCCCGTCCGTGCCGCCTCACTGGTTTTCTGACTCACGTCTGAAGAGAAATATAGTATATCTCAACACTCTAAACGGCATCAAGCTATATAAATTCCAGTACCTGTGGAGCAGTGTTGAGTACGTCGGCGTTATGGCTCAGGAGATTATGGAAGTAGTTCCCGAGGCAGTGCGCCTGAACGAGAATGGCTACTACACCGTAAACTATGGAATGCTTGGAATTAAGATGATGACATACGACGAATATTTGAGTATAAACAAATTCAGTCTATATGAACAGATGGTAGCCTAATGAAACCTATCGCTCAAACATTTCTAGTATTCCAGCCGAACAACGGCATTGACGGCGTATTTCTCTCAAAGATTGATATCTTCTTCAAGGCAGTCTCGAGCACCTACGGCATAACCCTGCAGATTCGCACGGTTGAGAATGGGTTTCCAACCTCGAACGTTATAGCTGGAGGCACGTCGTATCTAACAGCCTCGCAGACTAACGTCAGCGGAGACGCTTCGGCGAGCACCACGTTCAACTTCAACTCTCTGCCATTCGTGCAGACCAACAAGCAGTACGCCATAGTGCTAATCCCAGACGGCGGCAACGACGAGTATCTGGTATGGACAGCACAGCTGGGTGAGAACGACGTCACGACGGGCGCGCCGATCTATACCAACAACCAGCTGGGAAATCTATTCATCTCGTCTAACGATCAGGTGTTTACTCCAGTTCTCAAGGAGAGCATGAAGTATAGTCTGTACGTCGCAGACTTCTTCAAGGGAAATACCAGCATAACGTCTGCTACCGCTAACGTAGTATTCAAGCTGGCTCCAACTGACTTCGTGCAGATCACTGACAGATACGGCACGTTTAGAAATCAAGAGGCGCTATACGTCTCCAACAACAAGATAACAAACGTAACCACTTACAGCAACTCGCTGATACTGGTTCCAAACTCAGCTGTATCAGACTTCGCGGTCAACAATCTAATCTATATCTCTAAGCAAGACAAGTCAGCGTTTAATCTGGTAAAGGTTCTGACCACGGTTAACTCGACAGCAGTTACTGTATCGTCAAACACCACGTTTAGTAATAATAGCTGTGTGGCCGGTGCAGTTCTAGGAAATGGAGCTCTATACGGTATCTGTGAGGCTACAGTCTCATACTTCGCGGACGAACCGGAAGAGCTAGTCGTTGAAATGGGTCTGGCAAACACATCTCTGAATTTTGCCAACAGCACAGGGCAGTTTATTTTCGGGTACTCGTCAGGCGCGTCGGCTAATGTTCTCTCAATCGCCAATAAGCCATATCAGAGCCTGACGCCCCTGATCAACTACATCAGCCCGCTGCAGACAAACACTACGTTTACCTTCAGAGGCTACGCTAATAATCTAACGCAAGACGCCTCAGGACTTTCTACTACCGTAAACCTGCCGTATGAGTTCGTGGACAACGAGCGCCTGCTCATGTCTAGATCTAACGCGCTGGCAAACGGTACTATCGGGGCGAACGACAGCCTAATCGTAACCGCGGTCATCAACACCTCTAACAACCTGACCTCTCCGTACATCGACACTCTCGGAACAAGCGCTACGGTAACGAGAAACATCGTGGCAGCAGAGGCGCAGCTGACTGGCTACTACCTATCGCTTACCAACACGAACAGCTCATTCGTCGCCGGAGAGCTGGTGACTCAGGGATCTGCCACTGGTATAGTAGACTTCGCGAACAGCTCGTATCTCAGGGTAAACGACATTGTCGGTTCTTTCGCGGTGAGCAACACCACGGTGGTTGGTGCGACGTCGTCTGCCAACGCGGTGGTGGCAGCTTCTACGCTGTTCAACGAGAGCTTGGGTAACGGCTACTACGCCGCATCCCGCTATGTCTGCAAGAACGTAGTGCTGGCCGACAAGCAGGACGCCGAAGATCTGATCCTATACATGTCAGCGTACAGGCCTGTTGGATCTAACTTCAAGGTCTACGGCAAGTTCCTCAACGGCGCGGACTCAGACTCTTTCGCCTCAAAGGACTGGTCAGAGCTTACCGAATCCACTACGTCATACGCGCTGTTCAGCTCGTCTATCAACCGCAGCGACATAGTAGAGCTGCAGTATGGACTGCCTACTTCAGTCATGGTAGACGTAACGGCCGGTGTGACTCACTCAAACACCACTATATCTGTAGCCGATACGTCAAAGTATACCAACAACTCGTTCATATATCTCGCTGATAACACAACGACTAAGTTTAACGTCAGACAGATAGTTGGTATAACCAATAACTCTACCATGACTATATCTTCGAACGCCACCTTCACGTCGTCGAACGTCACGGTTGGTTATATACCAGGAATCCAGACTAGATCCAGCGCGTTCCTATATGACAGAAACAACAACGTGGTTAGATACGTAAACTCTTCAGACGTGGTATTCGACACGTACAAGACCTTCGCCGTTAAGGTCGTGCCGATATCTAACAACTCTATAGTAATTCCGATCATGAACAACATACGCTGCGTGGCGCTGCAGATATAACATGCCAGAGTATTTTAGAATAAGAGACAGAAAAGACTTAATAAAGAGCTCAGATTCTAAGGCCGTGCTCACGGTTGACACTCGTAGTCTTGATAAATATCGCGAGGAGCGTGATCGAAGACTTAACATGTCTAGAATAATGGAAGACAACGTAAGACTTAACCGAGAAGTAACAGAAATAAAGCAGAATATCGCAGAGATATTAGACCTGCTGAGGAATAAGGCTTAATGATAACGCTAACTCCCATTGCTAATTCTCAGAGCTTCGGCACCTGGTTGGAGAGAACCAATCAGATCGTTGGAATTATATCTTCCAACGCGCTGACCGCTGACGCTTCCAGCGGCGGGTCAGTCACCACAGGCAACAGCGTGGTGAACGGCTACTTCTCAGCAAACATCATGGTTGTTACAGGCAACCTGCGCGGCGGCAACACTTCCACGTCGAACACAATAACTATATCCTCCAACGCCACGTTCTCATCAAACGCCCTGTTCAACTCAAACGTCACCGTGAACAGCTGGATCCAGGTGGTAAACACCGCGGCTTTCCAGAACAACGTGACGGCTGTCGGCAACGTAGCTCTGTCAAACACTCTGCTGGTCACAGGAAACGTCAGCTTCTCAAACACCCTGTCTGTAACGGGTAACGTCAGCCTTTCAAACACTCTCTTAGTCACAGGCAACGTAAACTTCTCAAACACGGCCAACGTGGCCGGCAACGCCTACTTCGCCAACACGGTGAGAGCTATAGGCAACGTCACCCTGTCAAACACTCTGCTGGTAACAGGCAACGTCTCGCTGTCCAACGCTCTCTCAGTAACAGGCAACGTCTCGCTTGCAAATACTTTAGCGGTAACCGGTAACGTAAGCCTGTCAAACACCCTGGCTGTAACGGGTAACGTCAGTCTCTCGAACACGCTGACTGTGACGGGTAACGTCAGTCTCTCGAACACGCTGGCTGTAACGGGCAACGCTACGTTCTCAAACCTAGTTACATTCTCAAACAACATCACGGTATCTGGCAACGCCTCTATAGCTAACCTGAGCGTTTCCGGAAACGCCAGCCTAACATCGCTAACAGTATCCGGAAACACAGCGCTTAACGCGAACGTTACCGTCTCAGGCGCGATGTTTACGGTTACTCAGAACGCTAACGTAGCTGGAAATCTAAGTGTCGTCGGTAACCTATACGTCAACGGCACGACTACATATACTGGAACGACTATCGCAAACGGCGATTTGATACCAGTTCAGAACGACACCTACAAGCTCGGTAACTCTACATATGGCTTCATAGCGTTTACGTCTAATAACAACGTCTCTAAGACTCTAAACATTGGGTCTATAAGCGTTACGGCGGTAAACAACTATACTTTCGCCAATACCTCGACGCAGACTGTAGACTCCTTCGCCGTCGCTTTATACAGATCTGCTGAGTATCTAGTCCAGCTGGCGAACAGCACCGGATACCAGATCAGCAAGATTCTCGGAGTTCATGACGGCAGTACTGGCTACATCACGGAGTACGGCGTGATGAACAACGGCGCCTTGATGGGAACGTTCACGGCCACAGTCTCTGGCGGCAACTTTAACCTGCAGTGCGCGCCAACGTCTAACACTACTATAGTCGCCAAGATTCACAGGACATCGATCACGGTCTAAACATGGCTACAAAAGCTAATATCAACGTAGATCAGGGCACGACGTTCACCACGCAGATAGACCTGACCGACGAGAACAACGACCCTATCGATCTCGCCGCCTACACCGCCAACGCTGAGATACGCAGGTGGTACAGCTCGACAGACGCGGCTGCCGTGTTTACCGCAAACACCGGGACTAATACTGCCGCTGGAGTTCTGACCCTCTCGCTTAGCGCCGACCAGACCTCTAATCTAGAGTATGGGCGCTACGTATACGACGTGAAGCTCACCGACGCGTCAAACACTATAACGAGAATAGTAGAGGGTATAGTAACTGTAACCCCGAGAGTAACTCACTGATGGCTATTAAGGCGACTATACGTCAGACGTCTAGGATCAAGGTCTCCAACATTGGGTCTCTCAACTCGCCGCCGACTCAGCCGGCTCTAGAGCTGAAGAACAATCCGGCGTCGCTTAAGATCAACAACATGGCTTCTCTGGCCGACGTAGACGCCTCAGATCAGGTAGACGGCGGAGTGCTGGTGTACAGCAATACCACGCACACTTATGTCGTCAGAAGAATCGACGACGGTACCTTCTAGTCGACGTTAAACCAAGTCGTGCCCTTATGCGCGCACTTTATGCTCGTGTCTGTCCAGATCTTGAACCCCTTGGCTCGAGCCTTGTGGCAGAAGTCCGTGTCCTCTGAGATCGTGTCCTTGTGGTCTAGCGCTGAGTGATACACGAACTGTGGGTAACCCACCTCTCTAAACACCTCTCCCTTCACCAGAGCGCAGCCGAAGCCGCAGCTCACGATCTCCATGAGACCCTTGTCCTTTAGCTGATCGTACGTCAGCCGGCCGCTAGGTCCATACAGCTCAAGCGAGTGAGTTCCAGGAATTCTCTGTATATACATTCCTGAGACTATATCCTTATCGTGGCTCAGCATCTTCTTCAGCGAGTCTCTAGGCAGCACGATGTCTGAGTCTACCGAGAGTAGGTAGTCGTAGCGCTGAGCCCAGCTGGCTATCAGGTTTCTTACCTGATCTACGTTGTAGCCGTAGAAGAACTGAAACTCAGTCTCATACCCGTCAGGAACTTGCAGATCATATACCGACTTAAAGGTCTCGGGCTCGATGTATCTTGCAGTAGGAATGGCGATGAGTATCTTCTTGACGTCTGTTGGGCTTGTAATCTTCATCTCTAAGCCGTCTGATATCACGAACTTCATGTTCTTCTGCTGCTCCGCGCTGTTTACCTTGTAGTCGTTGATTGGATTCTTGTCGTTGTAGAGATACACGACGTCAGGACACGCTAATACTCTCGATGGTTTGGCTTGCTCGATTAAGCTGTAGAACGTGGCGTTGTCACCTCCGGCCTTAAGCCACTCGCCGTTATCGTCTTGAAACTCAGAGTCATCTACCTTATCGATTAGACTCTTGCGGAATACGCGCAGGTGTGTGTAAGGCATGCCCCAGTTAAACTTATGCTTTCTATAAGACCGGTCGCGCTTTACCTCAGGTGGGTATGGCTGAGCGATAAGAGGGATGTTGTCAGCCATAGACCAGCAGGAACCGTATGAGAACTCAGCGCCCTGGTGAAATACGTTGTTGTATAGATCAAACACGTGCGGGTCGTTTACCAGCGCGTCGTCTCCGTCTACCAGCATCACTATGTCAGTCGACTCGAGTCGTCGAATAGCTTCAACTTGATTTCGAACCGCGCCGACGTTCTGATTGTTTCTCCTGATCGTAATTTTTTCTCTAATTTTCTGCGGCAGGCTGTCTACATATCTAAACGCGACGTCAAACCCGTCGTCGGTAGAGTTGTCGTCTATGAGTATCATCGACCAGTTATCGTAGTCCTGAGCGGCGATAGACTCCACGCACTTCGCTATGTAGTCTTTAGCGTTGTAGAAAGGTGTGACCACCACGATATGCTGCTCAGCGCTCTTGCTTACTCCCCACTCCTCGCGGTTGGAAAACCTGCGGCTGTAGACTCGATGAACTCGATCGTTGATACTCCTGACCATGCGATACTCGTCCACAGGCAGATACATACCCAGTTTCTTGTAGATGTGCTGCTTCCACTGCATGGCCACTGAGTACCAATCAGCGATGTCTCTCACCGCGTTGCAGGCGTACATCTTTTGCTGGTGTAGATACCTGTCGTTATATGCGCGATGAGCTAGCTCTATAAACTTAGAGATCTGGGCGTCGCTGTTGATGTGGGGGAACAGACCGTTTGGCTCTATGGCGTAGTCCATCAGGTAGCAGGCCTGCTCGATGGCTGTCTCCTCAGCGGCGCCGAACCGGCACGTCACGAGCGGTGTGTTGTACAGTAGAGACTCGAGCGTGGAGATTCCAAACGTCTCTGGAAATGCGCCTGGGTAGAGGAAGTAAGAGGCCCTAGTCAGTATGTCGGCGATCTCGTGCTGGGGGATAACACCGGTAAAGTGAATGTCAAGACCCTTGGCCTCATACTCTTTCCTCAGTCGATGCCAGTCCTCCTCCTGCTTGTCCGGAGGCGCGCCGTCCCTGAAGCGGTAGAACCCACCGATCACCACCAGCTTACCGGTAGGAATTCTCTTCTTCAGCTCCGGCCATATCTTGGTCACGAGCGGGATCATTCCCTTGGTGACTGATGCGTTGTAGACGAAGAGGTTTGGATCCTTGGCAGAGACGTCTACCCAGTCCTTGTGGTTTACCGCGCCGTTACGAGTCATAAAGATCTTGTTCTTCAGCACCTCGAAGTTTCGCTTGGCGCCGTGGTCGCAGTTCGCTATGTACGACGTGTGGAAGTCTGATAGAGTAAACAGCTCGTCGATCTGACCGGCCAAGACCATCTTCTCGATGAGGTGGTCTCCGACGCAGAACGTGTCGTGAAGCCACAGGATCTTGAGCTTCGCCTTACGGAGCCCGTCGAACGTAGAGTACGGCGCTGGAGTATTTGTGAAGTGCCTGTACTCTTCTTCGGGACAGAACGGGAGCACAGTTCTAGACGATATCACGACGTCGTGGATCTGGCCCTGGCACTCCCTGAACGGCTTGAACTTAACCCCGTCGTACTCGCCGGGTCTAGCCTGAGAGTCCTCGCAGTTGTTGTAGACCGTGACGTCGAATCCAAGCCTTGCCAGCTCTCTGGACATAAGGATTACAGCGGACTCTGAGCCTCCGAGCCCTCTCTTGGACAGTGTAGAGCCGTCGTAGACCAACCCGATTGTATCAACTATAGCGACAGATATCATTGTAAAATCCAATAGTATAAATATGACATAGTTATTTATGGTCCTATATAGGACTGGTGGCTGGGCTTATATAAGCAAGAAGGAATAAGAGCCATATGGCTAATACCGTCAACGTGCCGGTGCAGTTCAAGCGCACGTCGGTATCTGGTAAGGTACCAAACACAACTAACATACCGCTGCCAGGCGAGCCAGCCATCAACATGGCCGATGGCATCATGTATGTGTCGACCGGCAACACGGTGTTTGCCGTCGGCGCCAATAATGTCGACGTAAGCGTAAGCAACAGCGTTTCGGCTCCAGCTGCCAATATCGTATCTCTGTCATCCAATACTATAACAGCAAACGTAGTCACAGCTGTAAACATATCGGCTAACGGCACTACTGGATCTTTTGATCAGATATTAACTACAGATGGCAATAGAATATATTGGGCTACACGCGTTGGTTATACCGGTTCTATTGGATACACTGGATCTTTGGGTTATACCGGATCTTTGGGTTATACTGGTTCTATTGGATACACTGGCTCTTTAGGTTATACCGGATCGCAGGGCGTAACGGGATACGTCGGCTCAAGGGGAGATCTCGGATATACAGGATCTCTAGGATATTCTGGCTCGCAGGGAGCGGGATATACCGGATCTCAGGGATCTACTGGCTTCGCTGGATCACAGGGTAATCTTGGTTATACTGGATCAATCGGATATACTGGATCTCAGGGTGTTATCGGTTATACGGGTTCGCAGGGTAATCTTGGTTATACTGGATCGATCGGCTATGCTGGTTCTCAAGGTGCTATAGGCTTTACGGGATCGATTGGAGCTACTGGATATACCGGGTCTATCGGCTATGCGGGATCGCGCGGTACCACTGGCTTCGCCGGTTCTCAGGGAGATACTGGTTATACAGGTTCGCTTGGATATACGGGCTCTCAGGGCGTCGGATATACTGGTTCTCAGGGCGCCACGGGATATGCTGGCTCGCTTGGATTCACCGGCTCCCAGGGCGCAATAGGCTACACGGGTTCGCAGGGATCCATTGGTTTCACTGGATCTCTAGGATACGCTGGCTCGCAGGGCAACGTCGGTTATACCGGATCTCAGGGCAACATCGGCTACACCGGTTCTCAGGGATCTATTGGTTATACTGGATCTCAGGGATCGACAGGTTTTACCGGCTCTATCGGCAATATCGGCTACACCGGTTCGCAGGGATCTATTGGTTTCGCTGGATCTCAGGGAACTACTGGTTATACTGGCTCAAAGGGTGATACCGGCGCAGCCGGTGTGTCGTCTAGCTATTATCCATACTACGCAAATACAACCTCTACCAGCAACGTCAACCCAGGCGCTGGATATATTCTATGGAATAACGCTACGCAGCGCAGCGCGACTCAGATCAATCTAAACCACCTCACCTCGCAGTCAGTAGACATCGATATCTTCTTAGCTCTTCTCGAGGCCACAGATACGATCATCATACAGTCTGCTTCAGACTCAAACAGCTATCAGAACTGGACAGTATCAGCTGCAATTACTGTTCACGACAACTCTTACATCGAAGTACCGGTAACACTCTCATCATCTGCTGGCGACGGTTATAACGGATTCGCGAGCGACGCGTCTATAATCGTGGCCATCGCTAACAGAGGCGCGCAGGGCTATACCGGATCTCAGGGTGCGACTGGTTATACTGGATCTCAGGGCGATCTAGGATACACTGGATCGATTGGAGCTACTGGATATACCGGGTCTATCGGCTACACTGGCTCTCAGGGCGTGATTGGATATACTGGCTCTAAGGGTGATATCGGCTACACTGGCTCTCAGGGCGTGATTGGATATACTGGCTCTAAGGGTGATATAGGATATACAGGATCTCAGGGCGATATCGGCTACACCGGCTCTCTAGGATATGCTGGCTCTCAGGGAGACATTGGTTATACTGGTTCGATTGGTATTACCGGATATACGGGCTCGCTTGGCTACGCTGGATCTCAGGGAGACATAGGTTATACTGGCTCACAGGGAGACATAGGTTATACCGGCTCTCGTGGAGTTATTGGCTATACTGGCTCGCAGGGAGATGTAGGTTATACTGGATCTCAAGGTGTCATAGGATACGACGGCTCTCAGGGAGCTACGGGCTACACCGGTTCTGTAGGTTATACTGGTTCTCAGGGTGTAATAGGTTATGACGGCTCGCAGGGAGCTACTGGATATACTGGTTCAGTGGGATATACTGGATCTGCTGGATATACTGGTTCTCAGGGCGATCAGGGTACTACAGGTTATACTGGATCTTTAGGATATACCGGCTCACAGGGCGTCATTGGTTATACTGGATCTCAAGGCGCAACGGGTTATACTGGCTCCGTTGGTTATGTCGGATCTCAGGGCGTCATTGGTTATACTGGATCTCAGGGTTCAACTGGTTATACAGGATCTCTTGGCTACGCCGGATCTCAGGGCTCTACAGGCTATACTGGCTCTCTGGGCTACGCTGGATCTCAGGGCACCACTGGATTTACAGGCTCGCTGGGTTATACAGGATCTCAGGGCACCACTGGATTTACTGGCTCTCTAGGCTATACCGGATCTCAGGGTGCGGGATATACAGGATCTCAGGGCACCACTGGATTTACTGGCTCTCTGGGCTATACCGGATCTCAGGGTGCGGGATATACAGGATCTCAAGGTGCCACCGGATATACCGGCTCAGTTGGCGTTGGTTCTAATACAAATATCTTCAACGTCGTTAATACTTCAGTAACAACTGCAGTAACTCTGATCGATACGCTAGCTTTAACCAGCACTTCTACGATAAAATATATCACGTCTTCTAAAGATACAGTTAATTCTAGATATAAGTCGTCTGAGATACTTCTCAATTCAGACGGATCTGATGTTAACTCTACAGAATACGGAATTCTTCTCAGCAATAATACATATCCAGTATGTGTATTTACTTCAAACGTAGACTCTGGCAGTGTAAGATTATACGCCCAGGGCGATAGCTCAGCCGTTACAGTAAGCTTACAGCGAATTGTTCTTGGTGTCAACACCACTGCTGGTGTTATAACTACTGGCGGTATAGGCTACACCGGCTCTCAGGGAGGAGTTGGATATACAGGATCTGTTGGTTATACTGGCTCACTCGGATATACTGGATCTCAAGGAACAACTGGTTATACTGGCTCACAGGGCGCCACTGGATTCACTGGCTCTCTGGGCTATACTGGCTCTCAGGGCAGTGTTGGTTTTACTGGATCCCAAGGCAATGTCGGCTATACTGGCTCTGTTGGATACACTGGCTCTGTAGGCTTCACTGGCTCAGTCGGGTTTACTGGCTCAATAGGTTACACCGGTTCACAAGCACCGGCAGGTGCAAACACAAATGTTCAGTTCAATGACTCTGGTGTATTCGGCGGTGTTAGCTACTTCAGCTTTGACAAACTCGCAGTAGATCTAAACGTTGGTAATACTACTACAGCTATCGCGGCCAATGTTAACGTGCTGTCAAACACAGGCACGGCTGCGATTGGTCTGTACACGGGCACCGGTGCGTTCGGCAATACGAGCACGGTGGTTTCTTCTACCGGCATGACGTCTGGCAACTCTACAGTTACCGGCTCTCCATCTATAACTCTTCAGACTAATACGGGCACTGCTACTGTTTCTCTTATAACAGGTACTGCCGGTGCGTCTAACAATATAGTTAATTCAACGGCGCTCACAATAACAGGCGCTACAGCTAATACACAGATAACAGCCGGCTCAATTAAGATATCTAACTCGACGGCTAACATCTTCGTAGTTAACACGAGCACCTATGCGGCGACAGGTAACGGTTACACCACGCTGCCTGGAGGTATGATCTTGCAGTGGGGTACTGTTCTATCAAACACGTCTGTGGGCAACGTGGTGTTCTCAACAAACACCGGTCTTGCCTTCCCGACAGCGATATGGTCAGCGACTGCCACCAGTAATACCACGGGTGCCACCGGTTCTGGTAACTTCGTATCGATCATAACGGCAAATACGACATCTATAGTTGTGAGAACGGCTAACGCTACCGCTGCGCTGGTCCGCTGGATGGCAATAGGAATATAGTTCATGCTAATAAATATCAACAAAACAACGAGCAGAGATATCAACTATGTCAGAGTATGACCTAAGGCTTAATGGCGGGTTATATCTGGGAAATACCACCGCGACGATAACCTATGGCGGCGTGACATTTTCTAACAGCGTCACGGGTACCGGATCAGTAGTACTGTCCAATAACCCAACGCTTACCGGTAACGTCACTATAACTTCAATTATAGCAAACGGTACGACTGGCAGCGCTGGTCTGGGGCTTGTGTCTAACAGCACCGGTGGATTGTACTGGGGTACTGTGTCTGGGGGAAGCGGCACACCGTCTGGAGCCAACACAAACGTGCAGTTCAACAGCTCAGGCACGTTTGGCGGTACCGCGGGCTTTACTTTCGACAGCTCATCAAACACGGTATACGTCGCAAACGCGGTGTACATCGCTAACAGTATTGTAACACCACTCGGCCAGTCATACGCTATAGCGGCTGGTTACGCATTACCATAAGGAGTTATTATGGCCGGAAATATTCAACCAATCTTTACGCGCGTTGGAGACATACAGGGCGGCGCTACTCTAACGACTGCTGCTAACGACTACACTGGCCAGAGCATCAATAACGCTCAAGTTTTCTTGTCAGATAACACCAACGGTGGTTTTGTCCAGCGACTCAGGCTTAAGCCGATCGGCACCAACGTCGCTACAGTAGCGCGCGTGTACATCAATCCAGGCATAGGTAATCTGGCGTCGGCCATATCAGCCGTGTCTGGAACTCCCACCGGAACGCCAAGCGCTTCGGGTGGCACGATGCTGACTGGCAGCTACTTCGCCAAGATTCAGGCTGTGGACTGGCAGGGAGTGGGAACGGCCATGTCTACTGAGACCGCGTCCGTATCCGTCACCGGGCCAACGGGAAGTGTAGCGTGGGCGTGGAACGCGGCGACCGGCGCGGCTTCATATCGAATATTCGTCGGCAACGTGACCAACGGCGAAACCATGTACTTTACTTCTACAACTAATTCCTACACGCAGACTACAGCCACGCTGACCGCGTCGAACGCCGGCCCGCCGTATCAGGGAATGCCTGGTGGATTTATCAACAACAATATATTCTTCGGCGAGGTATCGCTTCCAGCCACAACATCTTCTGCGTCTGCTGCTCTTGTAGACGTCGACTACCCGATGAACGTAGCTCTACCGCCGGGATATAAGATTATAGTCGGCCTCGGCACTACCGTTGCGGCGGGATGGATTGTAACTGCAATCGGCGGCAAGTATTAATATCCTATCATGATTGATGTATTTGACATACTAAACACACCTGGAGCCAACGTACAGATCTTTAAGACCACTGGTACTACAGGTGTTTATAACACATGGATTAAGCCGCGCGGTAGTAACATGCTGTTTATCTACGCGATTGGCGGTGGTGGTTCCGGTGGTGGATCAGTCGCCACTGACAACGCGTCTGGCGGGGGCGGAGGCGGTGGATCTTCGGCCAGTACAACTCTATTAATACCTACCATGTGCGTTCCAGACAGTCTATATGTTGACGTTGGTTTTGGAGGGCGTACGACGGCTGGCGCTGCTGGTGTTGCTGGCAGCAATACTACTATAACTATTGAGCCTTCAGAAACAGCAAACGTTAATTTCTTATTAGTTGCCTACGGTGGAGGCGGTGGCGGAATTGCAAATACTACTGCTGGCGGGGCTGGTGGAACGGCGGGTACGCTCGCTTTGATTGGCAACATGAGATTAGCCGGCCGTGGGTTTCATTATCGCTTAGCAGGTGCAGCAGGAAGTGCCGGAATGAATGCTAATACTACGGGAACGCCGGCCGTTACGTTTCTGTCATCAGGAATATGCTGTGGAGGAGCGGGTGGAGGGGCAGC